CTCCTAATGCGGTATCCCAATTGGGGGAAGCCGCTATTGCGCATGTAGCCACTGCCGACATGAAGCCGAGCTTTTCTGCTCAATACGAAGACTTGATCCGTCAAATGATCGATGCGAAGATCGATGCAAAAGTCGCCCCCTTACAGAAACAGGTCGAAGAGTATGCAGCGCGCGAGGCGGCTCAAGCGAGGGAATCTACAATTCTGCGGATTGCGAAAGAGCTCGACATCCCGCAGTTCAGAATCGACGAGGGCTTTTCGATTGCGAGTGATGCCGATGAAAACGCGATCAAAGCCCACCTGTCCAAAGTCAAACAAAATATCGTGACGGCAAGCCTGGGAAGTAAGAACGATTCGAGCTTGCTCGCTTCCCTCGGCGACATCGATAAAGGAGAGGCGGATTCATGGGCGAGCGCCCTTCCGGATAAATAAACATAAAAATCAAACAAATGGGAGTAAAATTCACACCAGAAACCAAAGAGGGGAACATGCCCGTCTTTTGGAGGGGAGAAGCTAAAATTCTTCCCGGAGGATACAAATTGCTTCAAACGTTCCCCAAAGGAACGAGAATTCCGAGAGGCACACTTGTATCGATTATGCCCGGCACACTCACAGCAGGCATTTCAAAACATGCCGAAGTCGTTACGGGCGGCACAACAACGAAGCCGAGAGTTAAAAAAGGTCATCTATTCCAGGCCGCCGATGTCGTGATGAAAGCAGGCGAGACGACGGGCGTAACGATTTCGTCCATTGACGCATCGAATGCCGATTACGACACTATCACTCTTTCCGCCGCCATTACCGGACTCGCGGCTGGCGACATCCTTCTGGAAGCTACCGCGACCACGAGTTCGGAAGAAAAATATGTCCCGAACGGCGTTGTCGGAGAGACGACCGATCCTCTGAACGGCGATGATTCCGACACGGTGTCAGTTGCCTACGATGCCGTTGTTTTACGCGGATACGTTCCTGATCCCCCAGAAGCATGGCTTCAGGGGATTACACTGAAAAACAACCCGAATATCATCTTCATCAAACAGTAAGCTATGGCAGAAAAATTCTTTTACAGTTCCATTTTCGGAAACCTGACCAAGCAAATACAGCTTCGCTTCGACGCTGTATCCAGACTTCACAAGCAGCTTTTCGATAACGTTTTCTACGAACGGTTCTTCGCCTGGGATTATCCTACGATAGGCCTGGATTTCGAAGAAATCAAAGGCAAGTACAATGTGAGCATTGCCGCTGCCACCATCGATCGGAATTCAAAAGAGCCGGTTATCGGAACGGAAGGGCTTGAGACAATTGCTAAAAAGGTATTGACTCATGCGATCACCCTTCCGATGACGATTGACACCTATCGAAAGGTGTTGCAAATCCTTGATAGCCGGATGATCCCGGAAGGAACCGCAAAACAGCAATTGATCGACCTTATGTTCGGGGACGCAAAGACGGTTGTGAGTGGCGTTCAAGCCAAACTGGACATCATCATCCTGAACGCCTTGTCTAACGAAGGCGTAGCTACTCTCGATTCGACTAACAACCCCGAAGGTGGGATTAATACGACCATCGACTACAACATGCCGGAAGGGAACAAGGGCAGCGCAACGACCAGTTGGACGAATGGCAATATCGATACAGTCGATGTCTTCGATGACATTCAGAGCATTGTCGATGCCGCTTCCGACAAAGTGGCATTCGACCGTATTCTGCTCGCCCCGTCGAAGCTGTCCTTCATTCTTCGCAGCAAAAAGATGAAGCAGGTGATCTTCGGAACGGATAAATCATCGAGTCCGCTGCTGCTCTCTTCCCTGAATGAATTCATGCGCTCGAACGAGCTGCCTGTTTTCGAACCGGTGAGAAGGCAATGTAGGATTCAGGATAACGGCGTTTTCAGATCCTACGAACCCTGGAATCCGAAAAATATCGTGTTTGTTCCGGCGGGAAATCTCGGCGTCATTAAAAACGCATACGCCAACAGCGAACTGCGCGAAGAGCCAGGTGTTTCGTATTCGAACTACGGACGGATACGGGTATCCAAATGGGGAGTCGGAGAAACCCAGAATTCGAACGGCGTCGAATTTACCAAGGCGGAATCGCTTTCGCTTCCGGTAATCACGGAAATAAACGGTATTTATTCACTGAATACGGAATCGTGACGGTAGGCGAATACATAACAGACAGGTTTCAGACCTTCGGCGTTTCACTGTCGGAGGCTGACCTTTTCGATGTCACTCTCTCAGATCCGGATATCTCGCTGGAAACAGAAATCACAAAAGAAAATCGGGAGCAAGTATTAAGAGCGATGACGGGTATTATCCCTGCTATCCTTGCCATGCCGGAATCGGTCAATGAGAACGGATTTTCCGTCCAATGGGATAAATCCGGACTGAGGGAGTATTATCGGATGTTATGTAATCAACTGGGGATCGCCTGCGAAGCAGGAAGTTCCATATCCGACGCATCAGACCTTTGGTGATATGTATTACATGCCACATATACTCTATTTTCTGCATAAAGAATCGCCTCAAACCGATTCCAACGGCGATACAATCCCCGGCACAGGGAAGGAGGAATGGGTTGAAGTGTGCCGGTGCAGATGCGACGATAACGAAGCTTCGAAAACGGTCGGCATCAACGGACAAGCTTATGTATATAGATATCATATCGTTTTAAGCGGTCAAAAAAAGTTTTCCATCGGAGATCGTGTACGAGCATGTTATCCGAATGGGGAATTACGTGGTGAAGGGACTATCGCAGTACCGGGCCGATGTAATTTTTTAGGTTACTCTGAGATATGGATATAGCAATAGACATTTCGGACATCAGGGAAGCGTTCGAGCAATTGGAGGCGGAGGTCGATGATGCCATGAGGGAAGCTGGCGAAAATGCTATCCGGTACGCAACCAGCAAGACCAGATATCAGAACCGGACGTACCGTCTTCGCAACTCTCCCGGTTATGCTATCACGGATGGAAGGATCAAAGAAATGCGTGTGGCCGATAATTATGGACGTGACGAGGCAGTAAAAGCGACGACCGGGCTATTGAATGGATTAGACCATTCCGGACGCTCGCTAATACTTGCAGTCGGAATGCCATACGGCTCATACGTCGAGGCTAAGGGATATGATGTGTTGTCGGGCGCGGCGCTGAATGCCGTCAAAGAATTGAACAAAAAATGATGACACCCGAAGACATCAAAAATATTCTGTACCGGAAGTGCCGCGAAGTATTTCCCGACATCCCCGCGTATAAGGATGTGCATCCACCGGTAACGGAAAGGGATGTATCTGAACGGATCGTCATCAATGTCCTGTCGATGAACAACGATCCCTGGTCAAAGGGGTACGGCAATGTAAATCTGTTCGTCCCCTACGACAAGTCTTTGAAATATCCAACCCCTAACGGGCCTCGTCTCAGGGAATTGGGAAATATTGCCGAGGATGAATTCCGATCCGTATATTTCAATGAACCGGCTGGAAGGGGTGTCTATTCGATAGACAGCATTTCCACCGAACATGACGAAGCCACCTGGAGCTATTTCGTAAACGTAAGACTTTTTATCAAAACAAACAATTTTAAACTTTAAGTTATGGCAGAGAAAAAGATATCAGCGGTGAGCCTTAAACAGCTTTTTTACGGCCCCGTAATCGAAGATCCTGAATTTAGCGGGGCTAAATTGTATGCCCTTCTACATCCGTCAAGTGGTGATTCCACATTCCACGAGATCGAGAACGTTCACCAGGACACATGGACTTACGAGGAAGCTGAGGCGTCCGTAACCTCGTACAAGAATCAGATTACCGGCAATACCTACCGGGAAGACCGGGAAGCAGGCGATGTAGCGATCAACTTCACTATCGGGTTATATCAGTACCAGGAGAAAAAAGACCTGCAAGGCGGCGATCTGGTTACGGGATCCGGAAGCGAAGTTGTCGGGTGGAAACGCGGATCGGGCGCACAGGACATCAAAAAAGCTCTCGTCGCAAAAACGAAGGACGACGTGTGGATTGTACTTCCGAAGGCGTCTATCGGGGCGCGGGGAGCCGATACGGACGGAGCCATCGGGCTGGCTGTCGCAGGAACAATGATGGAGTCAGACGTATCGGGCGTAGCTCCTGAATATTGGTTCGATGATAGCGAAGTGAAAGGCTCACCAGGCGCATAGTGGTCAAATTTAATCTTTAAAGGCGGGGCGACCCGCCTTTTATCGACATGGGAATTAATATTTTATCATTCGGGGATCGAATCCTGACTTTCGAGGAACCGACCGTATTGACAGTTCGCCGCGTGTTTAAAACGCTGCGTAAGATGCACTCTTTCGACCGCAACGACATCCCAGACAACACGAATTATTTATCCCGGATAATCGCATTGGCGGTATCGGGGAGCGGCTTCTTCTCACGTTTTCGTAGGTGCATTCTTCAAAGACAGATCGTCAGACACGCCTCGCTATCGGAATTAAACGAGAATGTTTTGAAGATCATAGACTCTATCCCTATCGAACAGTATAGGGAGATATGCGCTGTTTTTTCGCAGTTAAATGAATTGATCGGGAAAGAAGATGAACAGAGCATCGACATTGATAGCGGCGGCGATAAGGCGCAATAATTACGTAAGGATAACACTGGGGAGATTCCGGTTCCGGATATATGCTTTTGTCATTTGGGATATATGCTTGGTGATAGAGAAATATTCGGAGACTTCATTCCCATTGGAAAAAATATTGTGGTTCCGCGTGATCGACAATAATTCGGACAGCCTGTGCAGGGCTGTGTCTATTGCTGTCACCCAGCATGGCATATTCAGGAGTATAAGGGCATTCCTGATCTACAAATTCATTCGAAGGTACGCGACCATCAGCCAACTGTATAAGGCTGCGAAAGCGTGCGGAGAAATGATTAACGGAACCGAAATGTTCACGAGGTGCAAACTCAGTCCTTCGGATAACAGTTCCAACACGGATAAATCCGGAAACAACAATATGATCGGGCAGATTGCATCCTTTCTCGATCTCGGAATTTCGTATGATGAAGCTGTGAAAAAGATCCCCTATCAAAACCTACTGATGATGTGCGCCGACAAACTCCGGTTCGATTACTCATCCGGCGACACGCAAAAAAAAGTTGAAAAGATATCCGGGAAGGATATGCTGAACCGGAAACGGGGACGGAAATAACCTTCCTCACCCAATACACCTCACTATTGACGATTTGGACTTATGGCATCACTTTATTTTAAAATCGGGGCAGATTACCAGGAGGTAATCAGATTGGAAAAAGAGCTTGACAAACTGTATGTCAAGTTGCATTCCATGAAAAAGGGAGACAGCGGATTCGACGATCTGGTAAATCAAATCAAGAACACAAAAAAGGAGATTTCCGGGCTCAACAAAGGAATCGTCGATGCACAGAACAAAATTATAAACGAGATAAACAATTCGATAGCTGCCGAGAAAAAAAGAATAGCCGCCTCGCAAGAGGTTGTACAGGCAGAAGAAAAGAAGATCGCCGCATCCCGTTTATCAGCCGCTTCCGTAGAAGACGAAGTAAAGGCGGCAACGAATCTCGACAGCCAGATGCGGATCACGGTTGCCAATCTCGAAAAGGAACGCGCGGAACTGGCTATTATCGCCCAGGAACGGAAGCGTTTACAGATGCAGGAGTCTATCAATGCCATCACGGTAGGCGATGCCATCGACAAACGCCTGTCGTTGACATCTGCCGAAATGAAGCATAAGCAGACAATCAATGCCCTGAATATATCCCTGCGTTCGCAAGTACGGGAATTTAATGCGACTGAAGGTTCGACCAAGCAGATGCAAGCTAATTTGTTGAATCTTCAGCGTGTTTACGACAACCTCACAGAAAACGTCCGAAACTCTCCTTTTGGGGAGGCATTGCGGAAAAACATAGAAAATCTGAACAAAAAGGTGCTGGAATTGGAAAGTACGACCGGCCGGTTCGGTCGTAACGTGGGGAACTACGCATCAGCATTTAATCCATTGTCTTTTCAGGTACAGCAGGTAGCCAGAGAACTTCCCTCGTTAACTATATCTGCTCAACAATTCTTCCTGTCTATTTCGAACAACCTGCCGATGTTGGCCGACGAGATAAAAAGGGCAAGAGTCGAATACAAGGCACTTTTGGCAGAAGGGATAAAAGGAGTTCCCGTTTGGAAGCAACTCATCAAATCCGTCGCTTCATGGCAGACGGCTCTTGTGGTTGGCATCACGCTTTTAACTGCTTACGGGAAGGAGATTGTAAATTTCTTTAAAAGGATATTTACAGGTAAAAAAGCATTTGACGAATATGCTGCCGCCCAAAAAAATTTGAATGAAGCAATTTTAGATGGTAAGGCTAAAGCGCAGCAGGAAGTTGCCGTTCTAAAGTCCTTGTATGCCGCTACGCAGGATGTAACAAGATCTATCGAGGAAAGAAGAAAGAGCGCTATTAAAATACAGGAGCTATATCCGGAATATTTGTCGAATTTGACAACAGAACAAATACTTGCGGGGAAAGCTAAGGACTCTTATGATGAACTATTTAAGTCCATATTAAAGATTGCTCAAGCAAAGTCGTTTGAAAACAAGATTTCTGAGAATGCGAGTAAAATAACAGAAATAACGGGCACGAAGGGATACAAAGATATCGAGCGTTATCAGAAAATACTTGACCAGATGTTCGAAGGTGCTGACAAGATGTCCATAGAGGAATTAAAAAGATCGATCGAAAGCACCATCAGCAATCTTGAACGTGTGGATATGGATTTTGCCACTAAACTCAAGGATGCGATGGGCGACATAGACAAGGTTTCATGGAGTCCACTGCTCATAAGATATGAAAAACAATTAGCGATTGCCAAATCCGGACTGAAAAAAGCGACAAAAACATTCAAGAAAACGAACGAGGAATTATATGAAGAACTAACTAAAGACGGTGGTACTCCTGTCGGTGCAGTCAAAGTTTTGACTCAAGAATCCGAGGGGTTACTTGACGAGTTAGTGAAAAATATCGATGTCAACACGGTTAAGGCAAAATCCCTGATTGAGAAACAAAAGAATCTCATTAAGCACCTTCAGGAAACAATGCCCGAAGACACCTACGAAAATATTGTAAAAAAGAACAAAGCAATCGAGAGGGAGAAAAAAATACTTGAGAAGTATGAGAAAGCGGGAGTGGAAAAACCGAAGGACTATACCGACAGGCTGCACAAACAAGAAGAGGATATTTCCAGGGAAGTAGAGGATCTGCAAAACGCGATAGAACAAGCCCGGATAAATGCCATGAAAGAGGGCTCGGAGAAAATCCTTGCCCAAATGAAACTGGATCACGAAAAGGAAATACAGGAAATAGACCGGCAGAAGCAAGATTACATCCGTAAAATTGCTGATAATCAAAAGACGGAATTTAAATCTAAGCCGGAAAATAAAAATAAGAAATTCGACTACGCATCTGCATTAAAAAACGCCGCCGCCGAAGCTGCGCCCAAATTTGCCGAACTACAAAATGCAGTACTGGAAAAACAGGCTCAAGACAATCAGAAATTGATCGATCAAGAGATTCTGGGACTCAATGACTACTTGAAGAAATACGGGAATTATCAGCAAAAAAAGTTGGCAATAACCCAGAAATATCAAAAGAAAGCAGCCCAAACAACGTCGATGAACGAAAAACTGTCCCTCCGAGGAGAGTTTAAGAAAGCTATGTCGGAACTCGATGTCGAAGAATTTAAAAAGAACCTGAATTGGGAACAGATATTCGGCGACTTGGACAGGGTTGCGTATTCCACGTTGCAGAACCTTAAAAACAGCTTACAGCAGTACATCCAGGAGTCGAAAACGGCCCTCGATCCGACCGATCTCAAAAACTTGGTCGAAGCATACAACGAACTGGACAGGAAGATCAATGAGTTGAAACCGGGCGAAGCATTGAAAGCCGCTTTCGGCAATTATCAGAATGCAAATGCCGACTACCAGAAGGCCAAAGACGATCTCCGGAAAGTGGAATCCGGACAGACTGTGTATGCCGGGTTGGAATACGACCCTAAATCCCAAAAGCTCGTCGAAGTGGTTCTGGATTTAGCCAAAGCAGAAAAAAAGTTGACCGAGGCCGAACAAAGAAGATACGAAGCTCAGGCAAGATTAACGGAAGCCACCCATGAATATGCTGCTAAAGCCCGCGAAGGATTTGACGCCGCGAAAGCGTTTACCGGCGCGCTTGAAAGTTTTGGTGTTAATATCCCGGAAGAGATATCCGGAGCATTTGAAGGCGTCGATCAGATTATTTCCGGACTTGAAACGGTTGATTTTAATAAGCCGTTCTCCATCGTTACGAGTGGATTTAAAGTTATCGGAGGTATCGGTAAGGCGATAGGCAGCTTATTCGGTATTGGAAACAAGGACGCTAAGTTGTCGAAACAGATCAAGCGACTCCAGGAGTACGTGACGGATTTACAGGCTACCTACGAGAAGTTACAAAAGGTAATAGAACGACAGTTGGGCGGCACGACGGGGAGTCAGGCAAAAGCACAGTTGAATAACCTGAAGGCGCAGCGCGATGCTATCGATCAGATGCGGATCAAAGAGGAAGAGAAAAAAAAGACAGACCGCAACGCCGTCAAAGAGTATGAAAAACAGATTGCCGAACTCGACGATCAGATAAAGTACTTCTACGAAGATCTGTTCAGCCAAGAATTCGATGCAACCCTGAAGGATTGGTCGAGTTCCATTGCCTCGGCCCTTGTGAGTGCTTTTGCCGCCGGTGAAGATGCGGCAGCGGCATTCGACAACTCGGTCAACGACATCATAAAGAATCTCGTCTCCCGGATGATAGAACTACAAGTTATTCAACCCGCAATGGAAAAACTTCGCAAATACCTGTTTGGCGAAGATGGACAGAGCGGCGCTTTCGGTGACGGACAATTATCAGTGAAAGACATGGAGGGTCTTACGGCCCAATTTGCCGCCCTGCAAGGAACCGTAGGAACTTCGAAGGGCTTATGGAATAGTATGGTAAGAGCCGCTAAGGATGCCGGATTCGATTTGATGGGCGAAGCGGAGGGAAAGAAGCAGACCGGCACGTCGAAAGGATATGAAGCCATGTCACAAGATACCGGATCGGAACTGAATGGGCGTTTTACCGCGATTCAGTCGGATGTAAGGGGCATATATAATAATTTGAATGAACACATTGCGCGTTTCAAACAATTCATGCTTTCCCATACCGGCATAGACATGAATATAAGACGGTTATTGAACAAAACATCCGAATTGAGATCTATGGCCGAAGCGTCGATGATACACCTGCAATATATCCGCAAGCATACGGAAGAGACGGTGAATGTCATCAAAACAGAGACCAATCCGATATTAAAACGAATCAGTAATAGTCTTGGAGGAAGTTGATTATGAATGTATCCGATGAATTGAAAGAAAAGGCGATCTCGTTGGGCCTTTGTACACCGTGGCAAAAAAGATGGCAAAACGAAGATAAACATTCTCTGTGTCAAATGTACATAAAAGGACTCGATTTCTGCATCGATCACGATTATCCGTCGTGCACATATATGAAAAAGCATTTCGACGGGATTATGCAACAACACGGAATATTCGTTGACGATGTTGTTAATACGTCCAATTTGCAGGAAGTCGTATGCAATGGATGTTGTGTAGGAATGATTGTATACGATGATTTCGGCACTGGAACCGTTTATGCACGTCACCAAAGCAATGTATCCATAAAGGCTAGCGGACATGCCCGTGTGTTTGTAAAGGTGTACGATCACGCGAACGTAAATGTTGTGTGTTCCGGTAATGCGACAGCAACCGTTATCTGTCATGGCGGGAACATAAACAGCACTGGAAATGTGAAAATTGTGAAATGTAACGATTAAAGCAATGGAAGGAGATTTTTACATCAACAATAAAGACGCCTGGAAGACATGGGGAGCGAATATGGGTGATAACTTTCTGGAAAACCTGCTCACCCCGCCTCCCGCAAAATCGTATGTAACAAACAAATCACGTGCTGAAGACGGGAAGCAAATCCTATACAATAATCCGCGCCTTGATGAACGGGATGTACAATTAACTATCACGATAGAGGGATCGACACAGTCCGAATACTTGGAGCGATACGAAAGCTTTCTTAACGAGATCGCTAAAGGAGAAATTTTGCTGAAAGTGCCGATCCTCAAACGTGTGTACAAACTGTATTATTCAAGTTCGCCAAGCCAAGTGATCGGAAAATTGGGATTCGGGAAATTTGTTTTTTCATTCAACGAACCGAATCCGAAAGACAGAGAGACGATATAAAACCTAAAACGTGACAATCTCCCGGTTGTCACGTTTTAATATTGGAAACTATGGCATAATGTGCCGCCCGTGATGATCTTCGCTTGCGTAACATGCAGGCTATGATTGAAATATATGATAGATCAAATGCGATATTGGTGGAAGTTCCTATTCTGGATACATCGGTTCGCCACCACGCATTGATGGGCGAGAATTATGTACGTCTCGACTTTGAACTCGCTGAAAACATCGAATTCCCGAAGGGTTGTTATATCATTTACGAAGGCTTTCGTTTTGAAATATTTACGGATGTAGATCCCGATTTTAACGAAGAGACCGGAGGATGGAAGTATTCAATCCAGTTCGAAGGAGTAGAAGGGCATCTTAAAAAATACAATGTATTTTATCGTGGACAGGGTTTCGAAGAAGCTGTATTCGCTCTCACAACGACTCTTACCAGCTTTGGCAATCTCATAGCCGAGTGCATCAATCACGAACTTGGATCGTCCAATTGGGTGGTGAAGGATGTTCCTGAAGATTTGTCGGAAATAACGAAGGGCATATCGTTTAGCGGGGATAAATTGTATGATGCCCTCGGAATGATTGCGAACGAATTCGATTGTGAGTGGTGGATTGAACAGAACGGGGATCTCGTCTACATCTGTTTCGGAAAACTGGAATTCGGAAGCGAAGAAATTTTCCGACGGGGAGAAGTCGTTGCCACTATGCCACGCAGATCCGGCGACAATAGTAATTACGGTACACGATTTTATGTGTTCGGATCGACGCGCAATCTAACCAGCGATTACGGGCACGCCTCTCAAGGCGGAGTTACCAATCATATTTCAGAGATTCGTTTAAGATTGCCCGACGGCATTCCTTACATCGATGCCTGGGAACCGCTTGCTAAAGAAGACATCGTAGAACAGCTTGTCTTTTTTGAGGACGTATTTCCCAAAAACACGGAGACAGTTACATCGGTAGAGACAGAGGAACGTGTCGATGATGAGGGTAATAAATTCACAGCATACATCATGTATGTTGCAAATACTCCATTCACGCCTTCTGACATCATCGAGGGCGAGACCATTCGATGTACATTTGAAAGCGGGCCGCTGGAAGGGCGAGAATTTGAATTAAGCATCAATACAAAGGCATTCGATAAAAAGTTCGAAATAATCGCTGTAACCGAGGGCGAAGGTTCTATCACGATCCCAAATGAAAACCTCAAACCCGAACCGGGAAATAAATTCATATTGACGGGTGTCAGGCTACCTAAACAACGCACTACCGAGGCCGAGCAGGAATTATTGAAACACGGTAAAACATGGGCCAAGAAAAACAGTAGCGATACGAATGTTTATGAATGCCCCACCAACCCGGTTTATTGTCAGGTAAACGATAAAAACTACGACTTGGGGCAAAAAGTAAAGCTCGTAGGCGATAGGTTCGGCTCCATTGGTAGAAGTTCGCGTATTCAGGCTTATGAAAAGAAACTTATCAATCCATACGAAGCCACCTACACCGTCGGCGACAATACGGTCTATTCCCGCCTGGGAAGCATCGAAACCAACATCAAGGAAAATCAGTACGCGGAGAGGATCGGCGTCGTATCCGGCGTAGGTATCTACATTATCCGTAAATACGACAATACGGCCCCGACCGACTATAACGTTTTCTCCGCGCTCCGTGCTATGGAGAACTTTCACCCTAAAGGCGGACGCAAAGCACTGGATTTCGCTGCCGGGAACATGAATGCCGCCGGAAGCCTGACGGTCGAAAAAGACATACAATCCGGAGGTGACATCCAGACGCAAAAGAGCATCACAGCCGGTCAGGACATCGATGCGAAGGGCAACGTTACCGCGCAGGGGAATATTGAGTCCGGCGCTGAAATTATCGCAAAAGATAAGTTCGCTACGGACAATTTCCGCAAGGGAAACATCAGCGGATCCGGCGCGGCCATATATAAAGATAGCACGGGTAGTAGCGTCGTGGAGGCGGACAAGATGATTATCCGTAAAGAAGCGGTATTCAACGAGCTCATCATAAACCAGATGTCTTTCAGGCTCGGAGAGACGGTATTTTCGAATGGTGGTTTCGAATGTACGTCCGTACAAGAGGAAAACACTTACTATCGCTGCTACTACGACAACAAGAACGGTACAAGATATAGCGGTATCGTCGTGGGCGATCAGGCAAGATGTCAGCGTTATTCCCCCGACAATAAAAGCATCATTAAATATTTTTGGGCGCTCGTTACCGGTGTGGGAGACGATTATGTGGATATCTCCAAAACAGATAAAGACGGCAGCGGCATCCCTGCGGAAGGGGACAATATCGTGCAGTTCGGTAACAGAACCGACATCGCCCGTCAATCGGCAATCGTAATCGACGCAAGGGACGGCGGATCCATTCAGGTATTAGCAAAAATCGACTCCTTCGACCTGACGGATAAGAACTATGTCGGTATCGGAGTGAATCCGGTGACAGGCCGGGCCTATCAGTATGTATACGGGGATATGTTCGTCGGGGATAGAAACCTGGATGATCCCGAAGCGACTTACATCACCTTCCAACAGGCCTCCGGCGACACCAGGCCGAGAGTGAAAATTAATTCCGATATAACAATCGGCAAAAACAGTTCGGGACTGAATAATCTGTCGGAGTGGCCGGCGGTAAAACAGGATATCGATACGGCGAAGGAGACCGCGCAGGACGCGAAAGATACGGCAAGCGCCCTCGACAAAACCGTTACCAGTCTGAAGAATTTCACCGACGAGGCGTTCGCCGACGGAGTGATAGACCGCGCGGAAGCCGCGGCCATTGAAAAGTATACCAATACGGTCAACGAAACCAAAGAAAGCGTCGATACGTCATACAGCACCGTATATAATAATACGCT